TGACGCCGCAACAAGGCACACCGAACTCAAGTAGCTACATCCCTTCTTCATCAAGTTCACTCCTTGTGCCACTGCGGACTTGAAATCCGAAGCATAAGACTCACCAGTCATCGATGAGAGGTATGCAATCTTTTCCTTCAACGAACCGGGAATGAAGACCAATGAGCCTTGATCCACAATGTGCATTTGGTTCATCTCCGCGTTCATGGTTGTGTACATGTCCTTCGACTCGCTATTTACAATGTTGAAGAACCGGCTAACCTTGTGCCTTAGGTAGGTCACCTTGTGCATGCTTGACAGTGCGAAGTTTTTCTCGAGCAACATTGCTTTGTACTCATCGTCACTCGTGCAGAGAGACTTGGAGAAGTGGACAGCCCTCACACCTCCCTCTGTGATTCTTGACATCAGCTCATCGATGTGGTTGGCACATATTGCCGAAGGTAATGATGATGTCTTCTGGAATATCCCTTGCAACATGCCCCACGGGAACTGCATTGAAGACCAATTCGCCCTGTCCAGTAGCTCCAATTTCGATATGAATTCGTCAATGGTCTTGGATTTGCCTGTCTTTTTCTCTTCCGACAACAGGATTGCAGACGCAACCTTTAAAGCACCCTCTGGGCATGCGACTCTCTTCATAGTTGCCATTTTGAGAACCCATCTTATCAAGCACCTCGTGTAGTAGTCGTTAGGCGCTATCAGGCACGACAAGATTGCGTAGAAGAAGTTGACCAAGTTGTTGGGGCCCCATCTAGTCTTGTCAAAGTTGCCATTGCACGACATCAACTCTGTTCCGAGACCCAAAGTGGCTCTAAGTCTGTCATTCTCTGCCTTCCTCTCCACGACAAGTCCCACGAAATGCTCTCTCTTGTCCTTAGCATTAACGATGTTCGTTTTAAGGAGTACCTTCTCAGAGAAATCCTCAACAAATTTCGCTCCGATTCTGAAAGATGTGTTCAAAGTGGATATCTCTCTGTTGCCCGTCTGCTTGCTCTTCGCGGCAGTATTTGCATTGAAGTGTCTGGAAGCGTCTTCTGAATTCACTATGTCTTCGAAATGCAGCTGCCATATCTCACAGACAGGGTCATCCAACTCTGTAGTGTCAGTGAACTTGTCTACCCTGTCACTAAAGGATTCCATTGCCAAGCAACTTCTGCCTGATCTCCTCCCAAAGTCTGCAGATGACTTGAATGTCCCAAGAGAAGAAGTAGGAGACACTTTCTCAAATGGCTTGGCAACGAATGGGATGTTCTGACTGAGTGTGGCATACATCATGAAAAATATGCTCCCAGTGAACCTCTTGGCCGGAATGGGGTTTGCACTCAACAC